CAGTAAAAAATCTTTTAATAGGTTCTGTTTTTCTTGTTGCTGTTTGAGCAGTTGGTGATTCTTTTGCTTGTTTAAATTTATCTCTAACTTTTTTTGCAGTTTTTGGTGCTCTTTTAGCAAACTGTTTAGCACCTGCTCTAACACCTGCAGAAGCTGCCTGTTTTAAAAATGGTAAAACAAAATTAAACATTATTGACCTCCCAACCCTTGTTTAGCTCCGGGGCCAACCATCTTGTAAGCCGAATAAGCACCTACACCAGCACCAATTGCTTGAGCAAAAGGATTAGTTCCTGGTCCTGTAGTTTGTGTAATTTGGGAAGCAGCTGTTGGTAATGTAGTCATAATACCTTTTGCAAATTCCATACGTTGAAATGGTTCATATTGTCTAGCTACAGTTGTAGCTCTTTCAGCAGCAAGTGCTCTATCAGCTATTTGTCTTTGCAATCCACCAGCTTGACCTAATTGACTTACATCTGCCTGTTGCATCACTTGTTGTTGCCTTCCAGCACCTAATAACGCTTGACCTGCACTAAGAGCTGCATCAGTTTGAAACTTTTGTTGTGCTTGAGCAGCACCTAATGCTGATCTAAAACCTTCAGCTTGCAATTGACCAATCGTGCCTAATCTTCTGTTCTCTTCCTCTGCTCTTTGTATACCCTCTCTACCACCACCAAAAGCACCAGCTTGTACTGCTTGTGCAGCCTGTTGATTTTGTCTCATTGCTGATTGCCTGTTTACCTCATCTATAACATATCTTTGAAAAGGGTTCATAAAAGCATCAATATCTGGTTGTTGAGTAGCCATTAAATTACCACTTAAAATAGAGGCTATACCTGCTGTTGAAGTTAGTTGTCCCGTTCCTGTTTGACCTGCTAATTGAAACGCTTGTTGTTCTAATGGTGAAGGACCTGCTACTTGATATTCAGGAACCTCTATGGGTTGTCTAGCTAATTCGATTGCTTCATCATAAAGTGCAAGTTTTCTACCTTCTATTTCAGGAGCTTCTCTTGTTATATTAGTTTGTGTTCCTGTAGCTGCTTGAGCAGGTGCAGGTGCAGGTGATGATCTTCCACCTCCAAATAAAAAAGTCATATGCTAATCTCCTTTCTTAATAACACAGCTTTCTTTTTAAAACCTGGTAATACTCTATGCCATCCTTCTCGCCCTAAGATATCTACTGCATTAAAATGTCTTTTTTTTGCAAATTCTTCAATATCAACTACAATGTCTTTGACATCTTCCATATCACCTCCACCTAAAGCTATTCGTAAAGTGTTTTTTATTTTTATGCAAACACAAGCACTTTTGTTTTTGGTAAATAAAAAACATTGATGCCCTTTAATTCCTTTCTCTAAATCGTCTTTCGTAAACCCTTCACTCATTCTAGCTGCAGGTTCTAACACCGCCCAAATTTCATCAGTAAGCTTCATTAGCTCACCATGTCATATATTCTCTTAAGTTGGTCCTGCTGGTTATAAAAATATTTAGCTCCTTTTTTTCGCATCTCTTTAAAATCTTTAGGATTGGCTCCACTCATAATACCAGCTCCTAAAACCGCATCTGCTCTTGAAACAAACTCACCATCTGCTAATTGAGCAAGCATTGTATCTTCATCTTTATCTGCTATATCTGTCGCATCCTCTATGTAACCTGCTGCCCTAACGTAGTTACCAACATCTTTTTCATCGTGATCTAATTTGCTAGGTAAGTATTGAACATTACCTCCCTCTTTATATTTAGGTAAGGCATCAACAATACCGCCTTTTGCTAAAGCATATACCGCTGGGTTTTCAACTACAACATCTGGAGCAGATGCATAATCAAATCTTTCACCTAATCCTTGAACTTGTTCACCTGCTTTTGTTCTTGCCATTGCGTATTCTTCATCTGTAAAAAGAGGTTTAATGCCTCCTTCTGTCTCTGGTGTACTACCCATTAAAAATGGAGAAACTGCAGCTGCTCCTCCTAAAAGTTTGGCTTTACCTGTTGATAAACCTAATGTACTCGCTAAGCCTTGTCCGGCTGTATAACTTGAGGTTGCAGCTGTTCCTATACCTGTTCCTCCAGCTCCACCTAACAATCCTGGGGCCAGTGAACCTGCTGTTGCTCCTAGTGTTGCTCCTAAAAACATATTTTTAATCATATCTCGATTGGAGCCACCTGATGCTTTTGTGTATAAGCCTCCTATTCCTGCTCCTATTGCCATTGCTAATACTGGAAATGCCATAAGTACTCCTTTTGTGTTTCTTAGTATAGTTTACTTGTTTTTAGCCTTTGTATCAATACCTACAGGGTACATTTCGTCTATTAACCTGCCAGTATAAGAATAATCCCCAACATGTGTTATGTACTCAGTTATTAAAGCGTAACATTTACCACCAACATTACGCCATAATCTAGAGAAAGCAAAGTCTTCTCCATAGTATAAATTATTTGATTTATCAAAATATGTGTCAAAAAAGTTGTATAAATTAGGTTTCATAACTTTCTCGTTGTCTATAGTTACCTCTTGGTTTATTTTTAAATCAGGATATTCTTGTATCATTTTAGTAAATACTTTTCTTTGTATTAGTAAACATCCTGTAGCAGAATGAGTTAACTCACATAAACCATCAGTGACTGTTATTGATTTATCATCGGCTAATCTAACAGGGTAGACATTGCCTGCCATACTCATTTGCTCCAAGTTTAAATCTGGTCTTAGTTTTTGTATTTCATACATTTTATTAAATTTAACAGTTTTAAGAGGATATGGTATACACAAGAGATCCACGTTTTTTTGTATCATCATTATTATAGAATCTGCTTCAATCTGTATATCACTATCTAAAAACAACATATGTGTACAATCAGAATTCATAAAATCAGCAACACATATATTTCTGCCATTCGTCACTAAAGAACATTTCATAGTTTGTAAAGTAAACTCTATACCTAACTCATGACACTTTTTTTGTAACATTACTACAGTTTGTAAATAATGAATTGATACATTACTATGAACTGGAGTAGCTACATATAATTTAATGTTTTTCATTTAGGACACCTAATAAAAAGTCAGTCCACTCTATTTTTTTCTTTTCCCAACTATAAAATTTTTTTACAAAATTCTGTTGCATTTGTAAATGTTCATATATCTCTGGCTCGTGTATCGTGTTTACTGCTTGACGTATTGCTGTTGCAAATTTATTAGCAAGTCTTTTATTGTCTTTTTCATAAGTTACATACACAGGAAACTCAGAGCAAGTTTCATACAAAGCACCGAAATTTGTAACAATGCAAAATAATCCTGCAGCCATAGATTCAAGAGCTGCATTACAACTTGTCTCTTCCCAAGTACTAGGGTAAGCAAACATATGGTAACGATACATAAATTTTTGTATAAAAGAATGTTCTTTGTAACCTATATAAGTGACGTTCTCTAGCTTTCTAGCTTGTTCATATAAAGGTTCATATGTTTGTTCATGTGCTTTTTCAAACTCTTCACCATATATTTTGCAGCTGCTAAATACATCTACGTGTATATTGCAATCTTGTAATAAACTCATAGCACCTAACAATACATTTAAACCTCGCCATGGAGTAACATGAAATAACATACGAACCATGTTACCTTCTGTAAAAGGTGTAATTGTAGGAAAATTGTTTACTCCATTTTTAATTACATGACATTTATGTGTAGGTATATCAAATTTGTATCTATATTTTTCATAATTCCAATGACTGTTAAAAACATACCAATCAAATTTATCATGATTAGATTTATCTTCAAACCAAGGATATATGTTAGGTTGATCGTAACTATTTTTTTGCCAAAGAATATTTATTTTATTTTTACTTAATTCTACTTTGCCTGGTATTGAAGTGCATATTTGAAAATTATTTAAAAGTTTATCATCTACATAATGATTTAAAAACCTGTGTTGTATTTCTGTGCCGCCTGATGGAATCATGATCCGTATTTTAACAAAAGCTCAGTGCCTTTTTTAATTTTTTTAATTGTCATAACTTTATATACTAAATAATCATCCCAATCTAAATCAACAAATAAACTGCAGTTTGGTTGATCATCATGATTTAAAAAACCACCTAATGGTGTTCTAACATATCCATGTATAATAGGTATTTTAA